AATAGACACCTCAAGCCTTTTCGCCGACCGCTTAAAGTTTACAGGCGAGATTTTCTACAGTGGCGAATACGTAGAGGCAACCGTAAAAGCGGCTATTATTGTAGCTATTAAAAATTACTTGTCAAGCGTTTCGGTAACTAACTTTGACGGCACAATTATAAGGGAGCAAATAATCGACGCCATACAAGCCGTTGAGGGCGTAACGGGCGTAAATACTTTAGGCGTGGTTTTAATTGCTCGGCCCTCAAGTATTCCTTTAACTGGGGCAGTTACTACAGTGGCCAGGTCCTACGTAACGGCGGCGGGCTATATTATTGAGGAGGACACGGCGGGAAGCACGTTTAACGATACTATAACAATGACTTTAAATACTTAAAAATGAGCATTTACAATTTAGATTATGACATTTTTATAAATGAGTTTTTACCCCCTGACAAGCGGGCGCCAATTATGAAAGCGTTTTTAGGGGCAAATTTAACCCCTGTAAATACTTTACACCAGGCAGTTTTTACAACTTACAGGCCCGAAGTTTTGGCAAAAACCAAGCACAACGGCCAAAAAATTATACTTGAGGCGGTTTTAAACGAGGTTTTTAATACAACGTCGCCCGCATTAATTTACATTGACAACACGGGGGACAATAAACCACCAATAACATTTTTTAACCAATTTGAGGGCTACCCACAAATAACATTTTACAACCAAAGCGAGGGGCAACCAGCGGCGACCTTTTACAACCAAAGCGAGGCCCAGGCAAATAATGACTTTATTGTTTACGTACCCGCAGCGATTTACTCAGCTAATGGCGAGGCAAAAATAAGGGCTGAGGTTGACCGCTTGCGGCCTTATTCAACAAATTATACTGTAATTTCATACTAATATGGCAACTTATAAAACAAAAGTAAAAGACTTAAAAAACATTTCTAACAAAACCGACATAGGCGGGGCGCCTTTTTGGGGTGACGATATACTCGGGCTACAAATAAACGCAAAGGCCGACTTTATCAACACGCACGAAAATTTAAGGCGTAAACTACCCGTTTACACTTATTACAACGGGCCAAACCCAAGGACAACGCAACACGGAATGGCTTTAATTTTAAGCGGCCTTACGTATAACCAGGCCAACACCTCGGCTGTAGTTGTTGACTCGGGCTATTTTTTAGCTGAGGGCGAAATATGCTACTACCCAGGGGGAACTTTTAACCTTTCCACGGGTTCCGTTGATAAATGGTTATACTTAGGAAAAGGGGCGGCCTTGACGGAAAGCCGAGTATTTGCAGACGGGGCAAGTAAAGAGTTTAAAGTCGAGTATGGCGCCAGCGTACTTTTAACCGACGTTTCAGCAACTGGCCCGACAAGTTACCCCGCCACGGACTTAAATAAAGATTATTTATTTATCACTCTTTTAGCTGTTAGCTCAACTTTCAAGGGACTATCCGAAAAACATTGTACAATTGAGGGGGCTTTAAGTATTACCGAAATAGGTAACAACTTAAATTATCCAGCTTTTACAGATTTTGCAAGCTTTGGCACTGGCTGGGCTCCTGACTTAACAATATACTGGCAAAAAATGGCAAGCCGAGTTTTACCAAACGGGCAGACACAAATTGCGGGGGTATTATTAAAAACCATGAGTGGAGGAAGTACGCCCGAGGTTATGGGAACCATGGCGAAAGAAAATATAGCTTACACTGGGGCGGTTCAAATTCCCATACCTTGCATAGTTTGGGATCAAACAAATTATAGAACAGACTACCAGTTAACAGTTAGCAGCGGGGGAGTTTTAACGCTTAGGCCTGGGCCGTCGGCAAGCTTTCCAAGTGCGGAAATATACGTATATATTGACCATACTATTACTGGAAACGTAACGACATTTAACAGAAGCTACACTTTTAACGACAACTTTTTGGACGTAACCCCTTAACTTTTTTTATTATCAAAATAAAAGTCAATTAATAAACGTAAAAAGGCCGCATTTGTCAGGCCTTTTTCTTTTTTAGTTCGTTCAAACAGCAACCGCCGCCGACCGTGTAACCATACTTTAAACTCTTTTTTTATTGCCATAGTGTTATTTTTTTGGGCCATTTTGGGCCAAGTTAATTAAATAAAGTAACATTTATAAAACAAAATAAGTTAATATTATAATATTGGAAAATTTCGACTACATAACAAACTATAAAAAGGACGACAAAGCCGTAAAAATGAGCTTACGCCGTCCAATAGACGCAAACCCTGACAGGGGAATAAATGGCGACACTTTCGCCCGTGAAATGGAATTTTTGGCCAGCGCGGGAGTTGAGGAGGTTATAATCGACATAAACAGCAAAGGCGGAAATATAAAAGAGGGCTTTTCAATTTTCCAATCAATTAAGGACTACCCAGGAAAAACCACAACCCGAGTTATTGGAATAGCGGCAAGTATGGCGGGAATGATAAGCCAGGCGGGGGACGAGCGCGTAATTATGGATTATGGGTTATTTCACACCCACGGGCCTCAGGTTCCAAGCGGAGCCAAGGCAGACAAAAAGCTAATCGAAATAATGAAAGGATCTTTAAAAACGATTTTAAAGAGTAAGGCGGGAATAAGTGACGAGGAAAGCGAAAAGCTTTTAAACGGGGAAAACTTATTTACAGCCGTGGAAGCTTTAAACCTTGGTTTTTTTGACCGTATCGAGAGCAGCGCAAAAGCTGTAAAATTAGACGCAACGAATACAATAGACGAACTTTATATTTTAGCAAACAATTTTTTGAATAATCATAAATCAAATACAATGAAAGAGGTAATTACTTTTTTAGGGCTTGAAAACGAGGCCAACGAAGAGCAAGTTTTAAACTCAGTAAAGGAGCTTAAAAACGAGGCTTTAAAAATTGAGGAGTTAACGAACTCTTTAAAAGAACAAACCGAGGCTTTAGAGGTAGCAAAAAAAGAGGCTGAGGAATTGGAAAACAAAGTTAAGGACTTAAAAAACCTTGCAGCTTACGACTTGATTAACGAGAAAGTAAAAAGCGGTTTAATTAAGGCCGAAAGCGTGGAGGCGTGGCAAAAGTTAGCAGTTAACAATTTGGACGAAACAAAGGAGCTTTTAAACTCTTTAAGCGTAACGGTAAAAGCTGAGGAAATCGAGGAAGAAATAAAGCCCGAAGAAACAGAAAACCGCAAAGAGTGGGACTTTCAGCAGTGGAGCCAGGACGCACCTAAAGAATTGGAAAAAATGAAAAACGAGCAACCCGAAAAATTCGAGGAGCTTTTAAATAATTATATTAACGATTAAATTTTATTAAAATGGCTGAGCAAATCACAAAGTTATTTAGCAAAGAAATCCAGGAAAACTTATTTCCTGTAAATGAATTTTACAAAAGTTCAAAATTAGACGCAAACGTGTCGAGCCAGTACGGAGTCGTACAAGTTCCACAGGCTGGGGCGTCGCCTACAGTAGTAAAAAACCCAAGTTCGTTCCCTTTGTCGGTTTCACAAAGAACAGACGACGTTTTGGAGTACAATGTTGACGCTTTCGCAACTAATCCGATTCACATTGAGGACGTTAACGAGGCAATGACTAACTACAGCAAAAGACAGGACATTATCAAGGACCACGTAAAGGCCTTAAATACAAGAATAGCGGACGAAATGGCTTACGTTTGGGCAGTTACATCGGCTTCAAATAAGATTTTTACAACAGGTTCAAACGTAGCAGCGGCAGCACCGTCAGCAACAGGAAACAGAAAGGGACTAACAAGAGCAGACCTGGCAAAATTGGCGGTTATGTTTGATAAAGACGATTGTCTAGCAGACGAAAGAAACATTTTAATTTCGGCGGCTCAATATGAGGAACTTTTAAACATTGATTCCTTTATCAATTTTGACTATGTAAACAGAAAGCCAGCAGTTGACGGGCAAATAGGAGAAATTTTTGGAATGAAAGTTTTCAAGCGTTCAAGAAATACAGTTTTTAACAACTCGAATGTTAAAAAGGCAGTCGGAGCAGCGGGAGCGGCAACGGATAAACTTAGTATTTTAGGTTGGTCAGACTCTTACGTAAGAAGAGCAGAGGGAGCAGTAAAATTGTTTTCGGACATTGATAGCCCTATGTACTTAGGTTCAATTTTCAACGGACTTGTAAGGGCTGGGGGAACAGCTGGAAGATCCGACGAAAAAGGGGTTTACTCATTAATCCAAGCGATTTAAAAAAATGACTGAAAAGGATTTAAAGGCGAAAGCTTTAAAATATTGCAAACCAGGGGGCGTGGTATATGCTACGCCCGACGGTTGCATATTTTTAGAAAAACCTTTTGCAGTTAAGCACTCGAATAAAACGGGGCAACAAATAAAAGAATATAAACAACCCACAAAAAAAGTAAAAAATGGCACTAAATAAGCTTACTTTTAATGTAAACACCGCAGGACTAGGGACGCCCTTGGCAAGTTCCGACCATAAAAGCGGTATTGTTTACTATAATAATACTTTACCGTCGGGGTTTGGAGCTTCCGACAGGGTAAAACAAATTTTCAGCCTTGCTGAGGCTGAGGCTTTGGGAATAGTTGAGGGAACAGCAGCGCACGCCGTCGAGTGGTACCACATAAGAGAGTTTTTTCAAAAGCAACCAAGCGGGGAGCTTTGGATTGGTTATTTTGCGGTCCCAAGTGGAACGCCGACGTTTACAGACGTGGCAACACTACAAAGCGCGGCTTTGGGCGAGCTTAGACAAATAGGAGTTTATTTTATTAGCTCAGCATTTGCCACGGCTCAGGTGACGGCTTTACAAGCTGTAGCAACGACACTACAAAGCGAATATAAATACACCTCAATTTTATACGGGGGCGACATTTCGGGAGTTTCTAACCTTTCGACACTTGGCGACCTTACGGCACTAACAGCGCCCCAAGTTTCTGTATGTATAGGACAGGACGGAGCGGGAAAGGGTAAAGCCCTTTTTACGTCAAAGGCTTACAGTATAACAGATTTAGGCGCAAAGCTTGGAGCAGTGGCAGCGGCAAAAGTAAACGAGTCAATAAGCTGGCTTGAGCGTTTCAATATGGTAACGGACGGGACCGAATTTGACACCGCAGCATTTGCAAACGGCGACACTTATACGAGCTTAAGCACTACTTTAGTAAACGCAATTGATACAAAAGGATATTTATTCTTATATAAGGAAAGCGGATTTACTGGGACATACAACAACGACTCTTACACGAGCGTATCGGTAACTAACGACTTGAGCACTATTGAAAACAATAGAACAATAGACAAAGCTAAAAGGCTTTTACGTTTTTACATTTTACCGAAATTAGGCAGCCCGTTAAGAGTTAACACGGACGGGACATTGAGAACGGACACAATAGCAACTTTTAAGGCTTTAGCTGAAAAGGGGCTTTT